AAGGAGAAATAAAATGGAATGGTTGAAGGGTAAAAAAACTTACATCGTGATGTTTATCACCGCCGGCCTGGGGTTGGCAATGGCATTTGGCGTGGTGATCCCGGAATGGGTCTGGGTGATTGACGGAGCCGTTTTCGGCGGCACGTTGAGAGCGGGTATCGCTAAGGCCGGCGGGTAACCATGTTCGCCAACTTATTTATGGGCGGGGGTGTGATCCTCGCAATAATTTTTTTCCTCGTTTGGTGGGCGCGCAGTAACAAAAAGGCGGGCCGCCAGGAGGCCGATAACGAGCGCGCGGCGGAATATGCAGAGGACATCGGCGAGATCCACGACATGGAGCGCATTCAGGATGAAAAAAATAAAGGCGATTTTACCGATCTGGATAGTGCTGGCGATTTTGTTGACGGGTTGCGCGACGAAAGCGACGACCGGTAAGTTCCCGCGCTATCCCGATGTCCATCCGCCGAAGGCGGCATTCAGGGCGCTGATCAACGGCGAACACCTGAGCGTCCGGCACCGGCTGGCGATCGTCAACTATGCCAAGAAGGCGCTCAAGGTCCAGCGCAAGCGCGATTGCGCCGCCAGGATATGGAACCATGAAAAAGCCAAGGACTATTTCTAAGCTCTGCTGGTTTTTGAAAAGCCTGGTTACCGATAACCTCATTTTTGACATATTGGTCGCTTGGGCCCGGACGGCGCTCTGGATAATCCTTTTCGCCTTATTTATCATTGCCATCAGTTGGTTGGCAAGAGCTTATGCCGATGAGGTTCCACCGCCGCCGGTGCCGCCCATAGCGGAGCATGTGCGGTGGCAGATTAATCAGGTGCCGGCCAACCTGACCGTGGTCTGGGCCAATGGCCTGCAGATGGCGTTCCCGGTGATCTCCTCCACCCATTTCAATTATGAGGAAACGTTCAAGGACCAAGGCGGCCTCTGGTATTTTCGCGCGCCGTGCACGAGCTATCAAAGAATTGTACGGCCCACCGCCATCCTCTACCGCTGGGGCGAGGACCAGGAATGGTTCCCGTACATCCGGAAAACTTCCAGGCGTTGAACACCATGAGCATCCCAAGACTGCAGATGATCGACCTCGACGGCAAGCTGAAACCCAAAGTTGAATGCCCGTTGTGCGGGGTCTGGGCTTACATCGACCCCGACCAGTACCACGGTAAGGGCCCGATACGGTGCGGAAACATTGGCTGTGGTTACCACGCAACCCATGACTTCGCCAACTTTATCAACGAAAGCCAGCGGTGACCCATCATGAGCCTGGTAAAAAATAAGCTAACGCCGGCGCGATTGAATCATGATAAATACACCATTTTAAAATCGCTCATCGGCAGTGGGTCGATCTCCGCCAATCCAAAATATATTAGTCCGGTTGTGATGAAGGCGCTCAAGGAATTAACGGCTTTGGGGATTTGTCGCCTGGATATGACGGGCAGCTCTGGCAAGGGTGTGGACCCCGGCGATAAAAAAGGACGCTATCGCCTGGTTGTGGCCAAGGCCCAGGACGCCCGCGACTTGGCTGACCAGTTGGAGAAAAAATAAAATGACGGTCGCGCTCAACGTTAAGTTAGATATAAAAAATGCAACCCGAGGGCTCAACCGCTGGGAACGCAAGCTGATCCCATCGGTTACGCGATCAGCATTGAATCGCGCGGGCAAAAAGGTCAAAACAGAGATTGTACGCTTCCTCTCGCCTAAAACCAAAATCAAACAGAAGGATTTGCGCAGTGGCATTCGGATCATCCGCGCCAGCTTTACCCGCGCCACGGTCACACTCATAGCGCGGGGTCGGCGATTCAACGTCATACGATTCAAGGCAAGGGAAACCAAAAAAGGCCTGGTCGCGCATCCGTGGGGAATCCGGAGGATTTATCTCACTGGTTTCATCGGCAACAACCAGCGCACGGCCTTGATGCGCCTGCCGAGTGGAAAATTGAAAGGGATCAGTGGGCCAGGTCTATCGAGTGAATTTATCAATGACCAGGCCATACGACTCATGGAACAGGTCGGACGCGCCGCCTTTATAAAAGAGTTTAATCGCGATTTAAAACGTCGCATTGGGAACCTCTAGTCATGCGCCCGGGGAACCAAAATAAAAAAGGTACTAGGTCAGAACCGGCGCGGGTGGGTACGCAGCGGCGCAAAATATCGCTAGACACTGGCGCCAAATAAGTGTTGCCCATTGCCTCGGCCGAATAGGCGCACTTTGTTTTTAACGCTTAAATAAAGGTAATTCAGAGTGATAGTGGATTGTGGAAACAGGTAACCAAAACGATATTGCGCGCAAGGTGGGGAAGTCTCGGCAATGGGTGAACCGCAAGGTCGGACGCGGGGAAATCAAAGCACTATCCGACGGAACTTTTGACCTGGGGAAAGCCGCCCAGGTTTTCGCAAATGAAAAAACAAAAGGAAAAAGAAATGGCAACGGGAACGGAAAACCGCCAGGTCTTTGGGACGAGCAGGCCCGCCTCGCTGGCCACAAGGCGGACATTGCCGAGATGGAAAGTAAAAAAATGGCCGGGGAACTGGTCGAAGTCCAAGTGGCCCTGGATGAAATTGGCAAGTTTGTGTCTGCTGTCCGCGCTCGTCTCTTGTCAGTCGCCCCAAAAATTGCCCCGGCCGTTTCCAAAAAGTCCACCGCCGTCTGCCACAAAATTATACATGGTGCAATCAGTGAGGCCCTCAGTGAATTTAGACACTACAGCCCCGACCCCGGGGAATGCCGGCCGCGACGCGCTCAGAAAAGGGTTAAAAAAAGAGGGGGTAAGAATAGGCCCCCCGCCCGATCTAAGCGTCAGCGAGTGGGCAAATAAATTTCGTCAGCTATCCAAAGAGGCAAGCGGGGAACCTGGCCAGTTTTCTACCAGCCGGGCACCCTTCCAACAAGGTTGGATGGACGCATTCGTCGATCCCGAAGTCGAGGAGCTGGTCCTTATGGCCAGTTCACAGATCGGGAAAACCGAGTCATTCATCAACAACCCAATCGGGTATTACATCCACCAGGATGCCGCTCCGATCCTCCTCATCCAACCGACCCTTGAACTGGCCCGCACCTGGTCAAAGGATCGGTTCGTGCCCATGCTCCGCGATACGCCCGCGCTCAAGGAGCTGGTCCGGGACCCGCGCTCTAAGGATTCTGACAACACCATTTTGCACAAGGTTTTCCCAGGTGGACATATCACCATGGCCGGCGCGAATTCTGCGGCCTCCTTAGCCATGCGCCCCATCCGAATTTTATTTTTCGACGAGGTAGACAAATATCCCGAGAGTGTGGGTACCGAGGGCGACCCGATAAGCCTGGCGGGCAAGCGGGCCACCACATTCTGGAACCGGAAAAAGGCTTATTGCTCCAGCCCCACGGTCAAAGATATCTCACGCATCGAGGGCCTATTTGAGGGCTCGGATAAAAGGTATTACAACGTGCCCTGCCCGGTATGTGACACGCTCATCGTCCTGAAATGGGGTGGGCCGGACGCTGACTTCGGAGTCAAGTGGGATAAGGACAAGCCGGAGACCGCGTACTACGTTTGCCAGGAATGCGGCGGGGTGATCGAGGAGGGCGACAAGCCGCGGATGCTGACGCGCGGCAAGTGGATCGCCACTGCCGAGTTTAAAGGCAAGGCCGGATTCCACATCAATGAATTATACAGCCCCTGGGTGACCTGGGCAGAAATGGTCAAAGATTTCCTGGAGAAAAAGAAACTCCCGGAGACTCTGAAAACTTTTGTCAATTTATCTCTGGGCGAAACCTGGGAGGAGCAAGGCGACCAGGTGGATGAGGGCCCGCTGCTGGCTAGGCGCGAACACTATGGGCCGAAAATCCCGAGCGACATCCTGCTGGTCACGGCTGGCATCGATGTCCAGGACGACCGGCTGGAGATCGAGGTCACCGGCTGGGGCCTGGATATGGAAAACTGGCTGATCGATTACATCGTGCTGCCCGGGGACATCGATAAAAAGACGACCAAGACCGAGCTGGACGACCAGCTGGCGCGCACTTTTGAGACGGAAGACGGGGGGGTCCTCCATATCGTAACAGCCTGCATTGACTCCGGCGGGCACCGGACCCAGGCGGTGTATGACTACGTCAAAAAACGGGAGCGGCGGCGCATTTATGCCATCAAGGGTGTGTCCTCGCTGGGCCATCCCGTCATCAAACGGCCCAAAGAAAAAAATAAAAAAGGGATCACCCTCCACTCGGTGGGCGCGGATCAGACCAAGGAACTGGTGTATGGCCACCTCAAGGTCATCAACCTGGGGCCGGGGTATTGCCACTTCCCATTCGAGGGGGTGCAAACCGCGCACCCGATCGACGGGGATTACTTCAAGGGACTGACCGCCGAGAAATGCGTGACCCGCTACCTCAAAGGATTCCCAAAACGCGAGTGGATACAAGTCCGCAAATACAACGAGCCGCTGGACTGTCGCGTCTATTCCTATGCCGCCTTCTACAACCTGAATGCCAACATGAAAGCCCTGTCCGGTAAACGTGAACAACAGGTGGTGGATGCACAAGCGGTCGCTGCGGGTGAGACCAAGGCAAAAGCCGAAGCCAAAACCAAAACCAAAAAACTGACCCGCGGCAAAAAGGGCGGGTTTGTTACCTCCTGGTCTTAATATGCCTGACATTATTCTGTTCAATGAACCCGCCACCATCCAGGGCGGCGACACCGTCAAATGGAAAAAAACGCTCACCGATTTTCCGGCACCCACCTGGACGCTGAAATACTACCTGGTCAAAACCGGCGAGCAGATTGTGATCACGGCGGTGGCCGATGGCACCGATCACTCGGTGGTCCTCACCAAAGCCACTACCGCCGCTTATAAGGTTGGGACCTATTCCTGGCAGGCGTTTGTCGATGACGGGACCGAGCGATTCAAGATGGATGAGGGGGCGATGGAGGTCCTGCCCGACTTTGAAACGCAGACCACAGGATTCGATAACCGGTCGATCCCCGCCCAAATGGTCGATGCCTTTGAGGCTTTGTTCACTGGCAAAATCACCCGCCTGGACCTGGACAAAACCAGTTATTCCATCGCCAACCGCAGCATCACCAAGCTATCGGTCGCCGAGCTGCGCGTCGAATATCTGCGCTGGAAAGCGGACCTCAAAGCCGAGCAGGATGCCGAGAAGATCGCCACCGGCCTGCCCACGGGCAATAAAATTTTAACCAGGTTTGTTCGGTAAATGAAAATTATGAACTGGGTTGCGAATCAACTGGGTTACACCGCCAAGGCCAGTCCCCGCCGCCAGGGGCTTATGCGCCGCACCTATAACGCGGCCGACACCAGCGACCGGTTTGCCGATTGGGTGACCGGTGCCCTGGGCCCGAACGAGGATCTGCGGACCAGCCTGCGCCGACTGCGCGCGCGATCCCGCGACCTGGCGATGAACAATGATTACATGAAGAAATACCTGCGCATGGTGTTTACCAATGTCATCGGGCCCACCGGGATCAAAATGCAGATGAAAATTGAGAACAGCCCAGGCGTTCTTGATCTTAAGGCTAACCGCCAAGTCGAGCAGGCCTGGGAGGAGTGGGGACGCGTCCCAACTTGCTCAGTCACCAGGGATTTATCTTTTATTGATATTCAGCGGCTGGCGGTTCAGTCCGTCGCTCGGGATGGCGAGGTGTTGATCCGCAAAGTCCGCGGGTTTGACAATCCATATCGATTTGCCCTGCAGCTTATCGAGGCCGACCACCTGGATGAAACCCATCACACCGACCTGGCCAACGGTAACCGCATCCGCATGGGGGTTGAAACCGATGAATGGGGTGCCCCGGTGGCCTATCACCTGCGGGAGTCACACCCTGGGGACACGTCTGCAACCCTACGCCGACAACAGGTAAACCGCGTACCCGCAGATGAGATCATCCACTTATACATTAAGGAGCGCATCGGGCAGGTGCGCGGTGTGCCCTGGGCAGCTTCCACAATGATCCGCTTGAAAATGATCGGCGGATATGAGGAGGCCGAACTGACGGGCGCGCGTGCCGCGGCCTCCAAGATGGGATTTTTTGAACATGAGGAGGGGGCTGCAGGTTATACGGGCGACGATACGGACGCGGAGGGCAACCTGATTGAGGAGTTCGAGCCCGGCGTGATGCGCGATTTGCCGGTCGGCGTTAAATTCAAGCCTTTTGATCCGGGCAACCCGTCCCGAAATTTTAAGGACTTTATGAAGGCCATGCTCCGGGGTGCGGCGTCCGGCCTGAATGTGGCGTACAACACCCTGGCCAATGACCTGGAGGGCGTCAATTTTTCCTCCATTCGCTCGGGTGTCCTGGAGGAGCGGGAAAACTGGCGGGCCCTGCATTGGTGGGTGATGCAACACTTTCACTGGAACGTTTTCCCCGAGTGGCTGACCTTTGCCCTGGTGACGGCTCAGGTGAATCTACCGATGGCCAAGTTCGAAAAATTTAACCGACCGCTTTGGCAGCCGCGCGGCTGGGCCTGGGTTGATCCCAAAAAGGATATCGAGACCAATAAAATAGCACTCGACAATAAACTCACCTCGTGGAGCGCGATCGTCGCCGAGCAGGGTAAAGACATGGAGGATGTCTGGAGGCAGAGGATCGCGGACGAGAAGATGGCGGCCCAGATGGGGATCGATCTCACGCCCCCGGCACCCACCCCACCGCGACCAATAACCGAAGACGACCTAGAGGATGACGACAATGAGAATTCTGGAAACAGTGGAAACCAAAATTAAGACCGGCGAACTCCGGCGCACCGGGACCTTTGACCGGGCGACGGTTGACCAGGAGGCCCGGACGGTTGATTTATCTTTTTCATCCGAGGACCCATTCCGTCGGTTTTTCGGAATCGAAATTCTAGACCACAGTAAAAAATCAGTAAGGTTAAAACGGCTCAGGAACAACGGGCCACTGCTTATGGATCATGACACACGCGATCAGATCGGGAAGGTCGAGAGCGTGACACTAGGCGATGACCGCACCGGGCGGGCCCAGGTGCGTTTTGGGAAAAGCGCACGCGCCGAGGAAATTTTTAAGGATGTGGTCGATGGCATCCGGGGGAACGTTTCGGTTTCCTATATCGTCCACAAAATGAAACAGGAAGAAGTCAACGACGACGCCCCGGATGTTTTCCGGGTGGTGGACTGGGAGCCGCTGGAGATCAGCCTGGTATCGGTCCCAGCGGACACCACCGTCGGCGTCGGCAAAAGTATCCACTCCGATCACGAGACTATTGTGATCTCCAACCTAGAGGATGAAGAAATGCTGAAATTTAAAAAGGAACATGAACCCAACAAAGACACCGGTGGCGGTACCGCGACTCCGGCACCGGCCGCACCCGCGGCACCGGTAGCCGAGAAGACAGCTACGCCGCCCGTTGAAATCAACGTCGACCAGATCCGGGAGGACGCCGTAAAGGCTGAGGAAAACCGGGTTAAAGAGATCATCGCCATCGGCAACAAAATCGGCGTCCAGGACCTGGCGAAAAAGTACATCACCGAGAACAAGAGCGCGGATAAATTCCGCGCCGCCGTGATCGAGGGCATGGGCGCCACGCCCGTGATTGATCCCTCGCCTGCGATCGGGCTGACCGACAAAGAGGCCCAGCGGTTTTCATTTCTCAAAGCCATGAACTCCTGCGCGGAACATAAAAACCTGGACGCTGCGCCTTTTGAAAAAGAGATCTCCCAGGCGGTTAAGGATCATTTCAAAATGGACCGTGGGGAGCTGGGGTTTTATGTTCCCTGGGAGGTACAGAACTACCGCAGTCTGCAACAGCAGCGCGACCTGACCGTGAACGTGGCCACCGCCGGCGGTTTCCTGGTGGACACCAGCTTGATGTCCATGATCGAGCTGTTGCGCAATTCCATGATAGTCGTGCGTATGGGCGCCCAAAGCCTTGACGGCCTGCGGGGTGATATGGCCTTTCCAAAAATGACCGGTGGCGGTACCGCCTACTGGTTGAACGAGGGCGCGGCACCCACCGAAAGCCAGCAGGTTTTAGGCCAACTGGCCATGACGCCGAAAACCGTCGGCGCGTTCACCGATATCAGCCGCAAGCTGTTGCTGCAATCCAGCCTCGACGTCGAGAACCTGGTGCGCACCGACCTGGCGCTCATCCTGGCCATCGCCAAGGACCTGGCCGCGATCAACGGCGAGGGCGCGAACGGTGTGCCGCTCGGGATTCTAAACGTCACCGGCATCGGCGCCGTCAGCATGGGCACGCCAGACGGTGGGGCTCCAACCTGGGGCAAGATCGTGGACCTCGAAACCGAGGTGGCGATCGACAACGCCCTTTTGGGAAGCCTGGGTTATCTCACCAACTCCAGCGCGGCCGGCAAGCTGAAACAGACGGTCAAGGTCACCAACCAAGCGCAGTTCATCATGGAAGGCCCCAACCAAATGGATGGGTTTATGTCCATGAACGGATACCGCGCGGGGATCTCCAACCAGGTACCGAACAACCTGGTCGAGGGTTCCAGTGGCGCGACTCTGAGCGCGATTATTTTCGGCAACTGGCGCGACCTGATCATCGGCAACTGGGGTTCCCTGTTTGTCCAGGTCGATCCGTTCACCGGCGGGACCTCGGGTACGGTGCGCATCGTCATCTTGAGCGACACCGACACCCTGGTCCGCCACGCGGAATCATTCAGCGCAGCGAAGGACGTGATCACTGTCTAAATCATTTAACGGTGGCGCCGCCGGCCGGGAATAACCCTCGCGCGGCGGCGCTGGCAACCAGCGATTTTATAAAACCAATAACCTTGAGAGGTATGCGATGAAAGTCATGATGCTGAGAAACACTTTTGTCAGCGGGAAAAGCCATCACGCTGGGAAGGAATACAACCTGGGCGAAAAGGACGCCCAGTTGCTGATTCAAATGAAAAAGGCCACGGCCGTCCCTATCCCGGAGCCCGCCAAGAAAGAAAAGAAAAAAGGAAAGGCAAAGTAAAACGGCTGCTGGCCCGGCCGGGTAGTAGCGCTCTCGGCTTTGTCCACGGCTGGCAACGCTTTTAATAACCAACATCCAACAAAGGACCAACCATCATGAAAGATATTAAAAACATCCTGGCCGTAAGCCCATCGATCAAACCGGCGGCGGCGTTCATCGCCACCCAGGTCGGGGACTCGGTGGACCTCAAGGGTTTCGCCTCCGCAATGGCCGTGTTCGCCGCGGGTGTCGCGGACACCGTCACTGGGGACGAAACGTATATCCCTGGGTTCGAGGACTCTTCCGATGACTCGACATTCGCTGCGGTGGTTGCCGCCGAGATCGAGGGCGACATCACGACCATCCTGCAGGACACCGTTCGCAAGATTGGTTACAAGGGCAACAAGCGATACCTGAAAGCCACGCTCACCATCGCGGGGACCACGCCGTCGATTTTATGCTCGGGTGTGATCGTGGCCGGCAATCCCGAAGTGGCGCCCACGGCTTAGGCCATGGCATTCACTGAGGAGTTGGATTCTTTTTTGAACACCGATGACTTTGCGACGGCGGCCACCTATACCCCGCTTGGGATTGGGGGGTCGCCCTCCACGGTCAACGTGATATTCGATCGGGAGTATATCGAAATCCTGGTCGGGACCCCGGGCATCGAGGGCGATGAGCCCATCGCCCTGGGCAAGGCCTCGGATTTTCCGAACGCCAAGAAGATACAGGGGGATACCCTGTTCATTAACTTGATCAATTACAAAATCGTTAATACCAAACCCGATGGCACCGGGATGATCCTCCTGGTGCTCGAGGAACCCGATGGCTGACCTGGTTGAGAAACAGATCCGCGACAAGCTGGTCACCGCCCTCACCGGCCTGGCCACCACCAAAAAGAACGTATTTCCCTACCGGAAATATCCGGTGGATGACCGGCTGCCCGCGCTGTTGATCTACACCGACGATGAGCTGATCACGATCGACACCATGGACACCCTCGGCCAGGATTCCAGGGCAAAACTGCACGCCCTGGACGTGCGCATCGAGGTCCATGCCAAACAGAGCGACACGGTGGAGGACACCATCGCCAAAATCTACAAGGAAGTGATCATCGCCCTGGAAGCCGATCCCACCCTCGGTGGACTGATCAAGGATTTAATGAACACCGGTAACACCAAGGAAAATGTAAACGACGGCGACCAGCCGGCCATCGCCGGGGTCATGACCTGGGAAGCCCAATATAGGACGCGCGAGGGCGTGCCCGATGCCACCATTTAAAAAAGGAAATCATTATGGCCACACTCACAGTAATAAAACTTTCCCTGACCGGGGTCGACCCGGCCCTGGTCGCTGCCGCAGCCGGCGGGGATAAATTCCTGGTCGGTAAGGGAACCTATCTCCACGTTAAAAATACCAGCGCCGCCACCCGCACGGTGACCGTGGACTCGAAAAAGAATTGTAACCAGGGCTCGGACCACGATTCGGTCACCACGGTCCCGATCACTACCGGGGAACGCATGATCGGCCCGTTCGAGGATGTCGACCGCTGGGGCGACCCCAACACCAAACTGGCGGATATCACATACGACGCGGTGCCCGGCTTGACCATCGCCGCCGTCCAATTATAAAGGAGGCACCATGGCAGACAAATACACAGTAACCCTCTGGCCGCCGGAACACGGGGCGAAGCCCCATATCCCCATCGAGGTGGACCCCAGCCAGGTGGAAATGATGAAACAGAGAGGTTGGCGCGACAAAGATCCGAATCCGAAACCATCGATCAAAATCACCGATGAACGGGATAAAACGGAACCCATGAATACGGACCCTGAGAAGCCATCTGCATCGCAGAAAAAACCGCTCAAAAAGAAGGCGTCCGCTGAGGAAAAAATCTCAGAAAGATAAGGCGCCCGTATTTCCAATTAAAAACTTTAAGGAGATTTTCAAATGGCAAACCATATAGGAAGCGAAGGCAAGGTCTTCATCGGGTCCAACCAGGTGGCGGAAGTCATCGGGTTCAGCTTCGATGAAACCACCGACATGATCGAGGACACCATCCTCACCGATGCCGATAAAACATTCCAGATCGGTAAAAAAGGCGCCACCGGCACCATCGAGTGTCAATGGGATGAAACCGATACCCTGGGCCAGGAAGCGATGGTCAACGGTGCGTCGGTTTCACTCGAACTCAAACCCGAAGGCGATGTCTCCGGCGATACTAAGTTCACGGGCACGGCGCTGATCAACCAGATATCGCGCGCCAACGCCATCGGTAGCATGGTCACCGCCACGTTCAGCTTCACCATCACCGGCGCCATGACCAAGACCACCGAACTGTAAGCTGTGAAAAGGGCCGCCTGAGTGCGCTCAGGTTGCCATAAATCAACTAACCCCATGCCCTGTGGCATGGCGGTTTTAATGCGAGAAATTGAAATTTTAACGAAAGGAAAGTCATGGACGAGGAGTCGTTATTTGATGCAATCAAGCAACACTTTGACGCGGAGGGCATGGTCGAAATCGAGGTCCCGGAATGGGCCGTCAACGGCCAGCCGCTGATTATTTACGCCAAGCCATTCAACATCTATGAGCAAAACAAGATCAACAAGAAAATGAAATCGGGCAATGAGATCGACAGCCTGGTTTTTACCCTGATCCTCAAGGCTCTGGATAAGGACGGCAAACCTATTTTTAGCGAGGGCTCGGCCAACAAGCTGAGACTGGAAGCCGACCCGACTGTGATCTCTGGAATTGTGGGACGGATGCGCCGGGCCGGTGATGACGAGGAGGGTGTCGCCTCGGAATGAGGAAGGATGCGTTCCTGTTTAATATTTTTTTCATTGCCGAAACCCTGAGCAAGTCTATGAGCGAAATAAAAGACATGACACTGGCCGAATACAATCACTGGATAAATTACTTTGATCTGAAAAAGAAACTCCAAGGTTAAAAATGCCACGCAAACCGAAAGCTGAATTCCAGATCACTGCCGAAAATAAATCCAAGCGGGTTTTTAAAGATATCAAGCAGGACCTCAGAAAAATGGGGGATATCGCTATCAGGACCACCAAGGTCCTGGGAACGGTGGCCACGGCTGTCGCTGCCCTGTCGGTGAAAATGGCGGCTGATTTTGACAAGGGGATCACCGAGGTGGGCGCCCTGCTCAATAACGTGACCCAGCGCGAAATGGCGGCCATGAAAAAGCAGGTCCAGGCGATTGGCATTGAGTTCGGCCAGTCGCGGAACGCATCCACCAAGGCTCTATTCGATATCACCTCAGCGGGGTTTAAGGGTGCCCAGGGAATGAAGGTCCTGGCGGTGTCCGCCAAGCTGGCGGTCGCCGGCGTGACCGATATATCCAACACCGCCGACCTGATCACCGCGGCGCTCGGGGCATACGGCAAATCAGCCGACGACGCGGAACGCATTTCGGATATCTTTTTCGCCACGCAGGCCGCGGGTAAAACCACCATCGAGGAGCTGGCCGCCAGTATCGGTGACGTGCTGCCCACGGCCGCCCTGCTGGGGGTCGAGCTGGAGGAGGTGGGCGCCGCCATGGCGACCCTCACCTTGATCACGGGCAACACCGCAAAATCCACCACCCAATTAAATGCCTTTTTCCTGGCGCTCTTGAAACCGACCGAGGATATGAAAAAACTCGGGATCACGGCCCTGGATGCCACGGGGAAAATGCTACCGCTGCTTGACGTGATCAAACAGTTCGAGGGCATCGATCCCAAGGTCCTGGCCAAGCTGGTGCCCAGTGTTGAGGCCTTCCGCGCCCTGGCCGTGCTGTCCGGGAATTTTAAACTCCTGGAGGAAAACCTGGAAAGCGTAAGGATGGAAGCCGATCAAACTCAAACGGCTTTTGAATTGATGGCAGATGCCACCAGCGAGAGGATCGGCAGGGTCAGCGAGTCGTTCAAGGTCTGGCTCGAAACCATGGGCGATGTCATCACCGAATCCGATGAGTTTAAAATCGTGACCACCGAGTTCCAAAAACTTTTTATTGATTTTGCAAAATCCATTGAGGACAACCGCGAGGAGCTAACCGAATGGGTTGACTTTATTGTCAAAGGATTCCGCTTTGGCGTCCGGACCGGGATCAACACTCTCGATGTTTTCCGCGCTGAGTGGCATCTGTTGAATGCCGCAATTTTCAAAACCATCCAGCTGGTTTTGTTGGCCGCCAGGGGCTGGGCCTTCCTGACCGACGCCCTGGAGATCACCGAGGGCGCGCTTGAGGTATTGCTCAAGGCGATTGAAGAGTTGGGAGACCTCGCGCTCGGGGCCTTTGAATCGGCGGTTGATATCCTCAATGATATGAAAGTGATCACCGGGGAAGCCGCGGAGGAAACCAAAAAGCAGGCCAAAATCCAAAAGGATTTAAACACCGAGTTGAAGGAAACCAAAAAACTGGTCGAGGACCTGGGGAAGGTCGCCCAACTGGGCCAGGTGGGTGAGCCCGGGATATCTGACGCGACCCTCAAGCGGCGGGAAAAAGAATTAGAAAAAAGATTACAACCGTTAAAAAAGTTTAAGGAACAACAGGCTGACCTGTTTGCCACCATCCCGGACGCTTTCGGCAAAGTGGACCTGACCAAAACCTTTGACGCGGCGGGCTTTGAAAAACTGGTCGAACAATATGAGCGCCTGGGGCTCGCCGCCGAGCTGTCTTTTTTTGCGACCGAAAACTTTAAACGCTCTGCCTCATCCGGGTTGAAATTGGACCCTCAGCTCAGGGACATCACCGAGGCCGAACAAAAGGCACTGAATAAGATCAAAGAGGATGAGGTCCACATCAATCAATTATTGATCCAACCGCTGGATGAGGTCGCGCGATTAGAAAACATCCTCGACGACCGGCTGCGCGCTGGCACCATCACCGCCCTGGAACATAAGGACGCGGTCAAAGCCCTGCGCGAGGAGTATGGCGTCCTGGTGGACGCCACCGATCCGATGATCGAGGCCCTGGATCGCATCGCCAGCGGCCTGGAACAAAATCTCAGCAGCGCCCTGGTGGACGCCATCCGGGGTGAAAACAATTTGATGGATAGCACCAAGCGCATGGTCGACTTCATGTTGACAGAAATGGTGCGCCTGGCTGTAGTTCAACCGTTCTTGAGATCATTATTCGGCGAATCCGGTTCCGGCGGCGGTTTGTTGGGCACCATTCTTTCCGGTGTGGGCAGTCTGTTCACCGGCGGGGCATCGACGGCTTTGACGGCCAGCGCCCAGCTGGCGGCGATCTCGATAATCCCTGCGGGGATTCCGGGCTTCGAGCACGGCGGGTCGTTCATGGTCGGCGGGCCCGGCGGGACGGACCGCACGCCCGTGCGCTTCATGGCGTCACGCGGGGAACGGGTCACCGTCGAAACCCCGGATCAGCAACGCGGCGGGAATGGCACGGTTGTAAACGAAATCCATATTCATCTGAGCGGGGCAAAGGGTGACCAGGAAGTTAAAAGGATTGCCGTGGAAAGCATCCGCAGGGCGGCGCCGCAATTGATCGGCGCATCGGTCAGAGCGGTTTTGGACGGCCGCAGCCGCGATCCACAATTTTTCGGGTGATTTATGGCGATCACATTCCCGCTTTCTCTGCCGACGGTCAAAGGTTTCGCAAGCATCGTCATCCAGCAGGGCGTCGCTGTCGGTGTGTCCACGTCCCCGTTCACCGGCGAACAGCAGGTGCAGCCGCACCAGCGCCAGGTGTGGGGCATGGAGGCCGAACTGCCGCCCATAAAACGGGCCGATGCCGAGGAGTGGATTTCTTTTTTATTATCCCTCAACGGACCTGAGGGGACTTTCCTGGCGGGCGATCCCAACGCCACCGCCCCGCGCGGGGTGGCCACCGGCACGCCCCAGGTGAAAGGGGTGGGGCAAATCGGCCGGGTATTGGAAACCGATGGCTGGACCATATCGACCACCGGCATACTCCTGGTGGGTGATTATATCCAGTTAGGTACCGGCGCCAACGCGCGCCTGCACAAAAATTTAACGGATGCCGACAGCGACGGCGGCGGCAACGCCACGCTCGATATTTGGCCCGCCCTGCGCGAACCGCCGGCGGACAATGCCAGTATCATCACCGCCAATACGGTCGGCGTGTTCCGCTTGGCGTCAAATGAGATGCCGTTCAGCATCGGCCAGGCGCAAATGTATGGCATCAACTTTTCAGCGGTGGAGGCATTGTGAGCAGGGACCTGACCGCGGGAATGCAGACCGAAGTCGCCGGGAAATTAATCCGGCCGCTGGTGCTGGTCAAGTTCGAATTCGACAGCGGCGACCTGCGTTTGTGGAACGGTATCCGGCCGCTGACTTTCAACGCCGAGGTTTATACCGGCGCCGGCAACCTGCTGCAAATCTCGGGTATCCAGGAAACACAAATGCTCAAGGCCGCCGGCGTCACGTTCACCCTGTCCGGGATCGATGCCGCGGCGATTGCCGTCGCCCTGGCGGAAGACTACCATGGCCGCCCGGTCACCATGTGGTTTGGCGCGCTGGATGCCAGCGAAAATATCATCGGCGATCCGTTCGCGCAGTTCAAGGGCACCCTGGATGTGATGACCCTGGAGGACGACGGCCAGACGGCGACCATCGCGGTGGCCGCTGAAAACGAATTGGTGAACCTGGAGCGCGCGCGCGAGCGGCGCTACACCGACGAGGACCAGGAACTGGATTACCCGGGCGACCGGATTTTTGAATTCGTGCCCGGCCTGCAGCAAAAGGAGATTATACTGGAATGATCCGATTTCATGACTGGCCGACGCGCCTGGCGAAATATTTTGAGGACTGCCAGGACACGCCGTTTGAATATGGCGCGTTCGATTGCGTGCTGTTTGCCTGCGGTGCGCTCCAGGCGATGACCGGCATCCACCCGTTGCAACAATACATCGGGAAATACAAAAGTTCGGTGACCGCGGCGCGCCAGATGAAAACATATGCCGGCGGGGGTGTGCCGGAAACCGCGGCGAAAGCCTCTTTGTCCATCGGTTTACGACCCACGTCCCCGGCCCTGGCCAAGCGCGGCGACATGGTGCTCGTAGTCCAGGAGGGCACCGCCGCCTGGGGGGTGGTGGATTTGAACGCCGGGTTTGCGCGGGTGGTTTCCGCAAATGAAGCGGGCGCCGGGCAGATCCCCCTGAAATTCGTCACCCATTGCTGGAGTTTCAACTGATGCCCGCGCTTTTTACATTCATAGCCACTACGGTCGCCGAGGCCCTCGGGACTGCCGGGGTTTTCTATACCACGGCGATTCTTGTCGGCACTATCACCGCCTCAATTATTGTAGGAGGATTGGTGATCGGGGCGGTGTTGTTGACCCAGCCGCGCCGGCCGGGTCAGCCGGCTTTTGCCGATGCGGCCCAACGGCGCACGCAAATGGTCCGCCAGGCCATTACCTCGCGCAAACTGATTTTCGGGGAGATCAAGGTCAGCGGCCCGATCATCCTATGGGAAACCACCAGCAACAACCGCTTCCACCATATCGTGGTCCCGGTGTGCGATCAGGAATCGAACTGGCTGGGCACGGTGTTCGCCAATGACACACCGATTTATGATGACCAGCTGGATGCCGGCGGCAACGTGATTTCCGGGCGTTATAACGGTTTCATGCGGATTAAAAAACACCTGGGCACACCGGGCGAGGTCGCGGACCCCGATCTGGCGGCCGAGGTCGATAAATGGACAGCCGAACACCGGGGCCGTGAAGTCACTTATATATATATCCGGGTAGACCTCGACCGGGAAGTCTACCCCACTGGAATGCCTAACTTTTCGGTAATTGCTCAGGGTCAAAAGATTTTTGACCCCAGGACCAGCCTCACCCGCTGGTCGCCCAATGCCGCGCACTGCATCCGGTCGTACCTGCTCAATCCCCGGTACGGCTGGAAAGGGCTGACGGCGGCGGGCATCGACGACACGTTCTTCAATGCCGATGCCAATACGTGTGAAGAGTTTGTGGCCGCGCCCAAGATCACCCATGATATTTCATCCATCAACACCACCAACGATGAACTGACCCTGGACGGCACGTCCCTGAAATTCCGCTTTAAAAATAAGATCCGCCTGACCACGGCGATCCCTGGCACATTGATTAACGAGCCTTTCGATAGTGATCCAAGCTGGACTGAAGTGGGGACTGGGACTATAACTTTTTCCAATGGTCAAGTGAACGTTGCATTTATTCCGGCAGATGCCTCTGCCTATATTTACCAAACTGTTGCATCACAAACTGAGGCTTGGTACGAAACCAAGGTGACACTAGGTTCACTGAATATTCCAAATAACGGCAACGCGGTTTGGGGTTCCGGGTTTTCCGATTCTAGTGGGGTTGGTCAGGGCTTTTGGTCTATTAGTAATGTAGGTGGAACTTTAGAATGGCGAGTTATTTACAGATCGGACACGCCAGCTTTTGTCCAGTTAACGGGTACCAGTTTACCGCCACCAATAGCCGATAGAACATACAAAATTAAAATCCATTGGAAAGCCGCGACCGCGCCGGCGGCAAATAATGGCATTCTTGAAATGTGGATAGACGATGCTCTGGCTTATAGCCAAACAAATCTTGATAATGACACTCATACGATTGGAAGAGTAACCGCTGGGATGGTTGCCCAGCCTGGGGCGGCGTCCTCAGGCACATTTAGTTTTGATTATGTTTTAGCGGGTAATGCGGATTCGGTCTTGCCCACCGGCTTGGCGGTGGATACCGATTATTATGTGATCGTCACATCGGTGGCGGGTCGCGTGATCCGCCTGGCCACCACCCGCCAGAACGCGAACGATAATATTTTTATCGACCTGACGGATTCCGGCACCGGCACGCATACCCTGCGCCTTGAGGTCCTGCATGTCGTTCAAACGGTGATCACCGCCACCGACGTGCTGGAACTGGATGGCGAAAAGCTGGCGTTCCAGACGGGCGATAAAATCCAAATGACGACCACCGGCACACTGCCCGCTGGCCTCGCCCTGGCCACCGATTACTATGCCATCGTCCACCACGAGCAGGAAGTGCTGGACGACGCCGATGTAATTTTGGAGCGCTGCGCCCTGCAATTGGCCAGCTCTTATTTCAATGCCCTGGACCGGGTAGCGATCGATATCACCGGCACCGGCAGCGGCACCCACACCGTGGTCAAGAAAGGTGAACCGCGCTATACCTGCAACGGCATGGTGGACTCCGCCGACGATCCGCACAAAATCCTGGGCGAACTGCTGACCTCCATGTCCGGCACCCTCACCCGCATCGGCAGCACCTGGAAATCGCTCGCCGGCGTCTACCGCGCCCCCGGCATATCGCTCGACGAGGGCGACCTGGCGGGGCCGATCTCCACGCCCACCCGGGTTTCCGCCAAAAGCCGATTCAATCGCATCCGCGGGACCTATGTCAATCCGCAGAACGACTGGCAGCCGTCGGATTACCCGGCCGTCACCAAAATCGCCTACCAGACGGCGGACAACGGGCTGGTCATTGACAAGGATGATTTTGATCTGCCGTATACCTCGCGGTCGCAGACCGCCCAGCGGCTGGCCTCGATCATCCTCAACCGGATGCGCCAGGAGATCACCATCGAAAGCCCTTGGAACACCAAAGCCTACCAGGCCCAGCCGGGGGATACCGAAAACATTTCGAACACGGTGCGTGGCTGGACCAACAAAATATTCGAGGTGGTGGAATCGACGCCCGGGTTCGTGCCCGATGCCCAGGACGTTCCGATCTGGGTGGTCAAGCAGGTGTTGCGCGAAACCGCGGCCAGCGTGTTCGATTTTAACCCGGATGTCGACGAAGTGGTGATCGACGACGCACCGAACACCAACCTGCCCAACGCCTTCGGTGCTGACCCGCCCACGAATTTAATCATCACCGAGGAAGTGTATGTCACGCGCGATGGCACCGGCGTCAAGGCCCGCGCCATCCTCGCCTGGAGCGCATCACTCGATATCCTGGTGAGGGAGTACCAGGTGGAACATAAATTACCGGCCGATCCCACGTGGATCGTCCAGCCCACTACCCAGGGGCTGATCCTCCACCTGGATGATATTGCGCCCGATACCTGGCAGTTCCGCGTCAAGGGCATCAATAGCCTGGGGGTGTCCACTGCCTATGCCACCAAGACCCAGCAGATATTGGGGCTACTGGTGGCGCCCACCGAGCCGCAAAACCTGACTCTCAGTATTGTCGGGGGCACGGCCTACCTGCGCTGGGATAAATCGCCGGACGTGGATGTCCGCATGGGCGGCCGTTTCATCGTGCGCCATTCCAAAAAGCTGACCGGGACGACGTGGACGGAATCGGTCACCATCGGCCCGGCGATTGGTGGCCAGGAGGTGCTGGCGCTGCTGCCCCTCAAGGCCGGCACCTACATGATGAAGGCCGTGGACTCCTCGAACGTGTTTTCGACCGCCAACGCCAGCGCCAGTACCAAACAGGCCTCGGTGTCATCGTTCACCACCACCGACACCCTGATCGAGTCGCCCAATTTCACTGGAACCAAAGTCAACGTGGAAGTGGTCAGTAATATTTTAAAACTCACCTCCACCGGCGGTGGCGTTGATCCATCAGGGACCTACACATTCTCAGGAGCGTTCGATTTTGGCGCGGTGGTCAGTCGCCGCATCACCACCCTCATAGATGCCATGGTGGTCAACATCGACGACCTGATTGACGACCGACTGGACCTGATCGACGACTGGCTGGATTTCGACGGCACCCTGCAGGCCAACGCCGACGCGGTGATCGAAATGCGGCAGACCGATGACGACCCGATCGGCATCCCCACCTGGGGCCCATGGGAACGCGTCGAAAGCGGCGAGGTCGAGGCCTGGGGCGTGCAACTCAGGATCCAGCTCAACAGTGATAATACGGGTTTCAATATAGATATAAGCGAACTAACGGTTAAAGCGGAGTCCATCAACTAATGAGCCAGCACGATTATATTTTAGACAACCAGGCGGGCGCCTCATTCCGGGCCGACGCAAACCTGCTTTTCGGAGCGATGGTAAGTCTCAATTCCGGGCTCACCGCGCCGGCCACCACCTATGCCTTCATGCCCTGGATGGATACCACCGCCGCCCTGCTGAAACACCGCAACTCGGCGGATAGCGCATGGGTGACGGTCGCCAGCTTCAACGGGATCACCTGGATCCCCTATCGCTCGGGCACCGTCCTGGGCGACGCGGCGGAACAAACCGTCGGCACCGCCGCCCGGGCGCATCTGCCCAACGTCGAGGACGTGGTCAATCAGCAAGGGATTTACCTGGCGGCGACAGGTTCCGCCGGGGCCTATGTCGTGACCATGATCCCCGCAATCGGAGGTTATGTAGAAGGGCAGCGTTTTGTTTTCAAGGCGAATCATGAAAGCCCAGACGGCCCAACACTCAACGTTAATGCCAAGGGGGCGGGTAACCTGGTTGACCGCGATGGCATTGCTTTGTCTGCTGGCGATATCAAGGTGGACCAAATGGTTGAGGTCCAGCGTACTGCGAGCGATTTCCAGGTAATTTCCCCGCTGGGCAAAGGATTAGTGACGGGGGACATGGTGATGTTTTTCGGCACCACTGCGCCAAATGGATTCGTGTTGGCTGACGGCGGAACCTTAGGAAGCGCGATCTCCGGCGGCACTACTCGCGCCAATGCCGACACCGAATCGCTGTTCGAATTTCTCTGGAACAACCTGGCAGACGCCGAGGCGCCGGTTTCCACCGGCCGCGGTGCGTCGGCCCAGGCGGATTTTGATGCCAATAAAAACATAACTATCCCCGATTATCAGGGGCGCTCACCCATTGGATCAGGGGCAGGTTCCGGACTGACCGCCCGCATCCTCGGCGCCGATGGCGGCGAGGAAGATCATCAAAATACAATATCTGAAATGCCATCACATAATCATCCGAATGTTACAGTTCCAGGAACTCAAGGTACTTTAGCCGGTGGTTCGGCAGTTAACATTCTTGGGATTACAGGATCAAGAGGCGGCAATGTGGCTCATAACACCATGCACCCGTTCACGGTTTGTAATATGAAAATTAAACTTTAGGGAGCGAACAATGCCTGAAATCAATATGAAGAAAACACGGCTGAAACCGGTGTCGTGGATCCAGCCGCACCCGGGCGGGGTAACCCGGCAAACCTCATGACGGATCCCTTGATCCAGGGGCAGGAAATCGAGATCACCCACGCCTTCAAAAATTCGGATATGGGCCTCATCCCGCACCCGTTCCAGGGCAACGACCTGACGGGCAAAACCGTGTCCTGCTCGATCCCATGGGTGCGGTGGTTGAGCGGCTGGAGAATTTGAAAAACGCCGGCGGCGATGCCGCTGAATTTTTCTACGGCAATTATTTAAAGATTGGGACAGAGGAAATCAACCGCTCCCGCCCGCCGGGCGTGATGTCGGTTTCCATCGCAATGAAATAAAGTGAATCAATGGCACCATAATCAATTTTTAACCGTTAGGAGGTAAAAAGCATGGCAGCATTTAATAAATTTGACCAGTACGTCAAGGATCACATCGATGGCGTCCATAAATTCAAGGCGGCGGATGACTTGCTGAAGGTGTACCTCTCCAACGCCGTACCGTCGCAAACTCTTGATTTGATCAAAACCGACCTGGCGGAAATCATCGCTGAAAACGGCTACACCGCCGGCGGGGACGACATCCAGAACGACACCAGTAAATCCGGCGCGACCTCGTCACTGACGGCGGTCGATGTCACCGTCACCGCTTCCGCCGGCACCATCGGGCCGTTTCAATTTATCGTGGCTTATAACGATACGCCGATCACACCGCTCGATCCGCTGATCTCCTGGTGGGATCGGGGCTCTGCCCTGACCTTGCAGGATGGCGAATCGCACACCACCGATTTTGGCGCGACCGTTCTGGGGTACACCTGATTTCCCCCATTCTATGGCCTGGGGGCCATCGAGTTAATGCCATGGGGGCCAGCTCAAGCGGCCGAATCTTAACCGATTGATCAAAATCAAAGAAAAGGAGCAAATTATGGAACAGCCTCAAGTTGAGAGACCGAAAAGAGTAGAGCATAAACAGATCCCCGTGGGACCTAGGCGGAAAATTTCTGAAATCAAGGACACCATTCCGCCCAAGTATCTGACCTGCGTGAAAGACAACCCGAAGCTGGATGAGTGCTGCCGGGATGTGGACACCAGTTTTATTTCCACATTCAGGTCCAGTCCGGACCTGCCGGAGGGAACGGCGGACCAGTTGGAAATCCAGTGCGACCAGTGCGAGAAAACTCAATACCGCACATTCGTCAACGTCGGCCGCCTGGCCGCACCCACGCCATAAGGGTGACTGAATGAAATGGCGGATTTATTATGGGGACGGTTCCACGTTTTCATCCGAGGACGGGGAACCGCACGAAATACCGCAGGACAAACGCCACAATGTCATGGTGTGTGCTGTTGCCAACATTGATCTGACGGGCCGCGATTGCTGGAATCAGTCGGATTTTTATATTTACCACCTTGATCTGGGGTGGTTCCCGGTGGATTGGACTGGGTTATTGGATCAAATACTACACAACAGCCACCTAATCACGGCAGTGCTCCAGGGGCGCATGACTAGCGACCAGCGGTTCCAAGAAATTTTGAAACAGGCAAAGACTGATCCTGGGCTTCCTTCGAAATCGGCGGATAGAAAAAACGAAAGAGCAGGACAAAAATATGGTCCTCCACAAAAGAATTAAACAGGCTCGGCTGATAGGATTTAGGAATGGCAGACCGTTTTATTCCGTTTCTGGTTCTGGTGGCCATAATGTTTTTGATCTGGACCAGGCTTCTTTTCGAGGCAGGAATGACGATGGTTCGGAAACGGGGGCCACTTGGATTGCGGCGGCAGATACCAATTGGACCCAAGATGTAGATGAAAATTTTCGGGTCCGGTTTCTTGTGCAGGAGATTGGGGCTGGAATTTTAGCCGGAAATCACACGGCAACTTTAAGTCCATTTCAATATAATTTAAATAGCGCGGGATGGAATATTATTTTGAATTTATCGAGCGTTGTTAAGTTGTCTCTTTCGACCCATTTTACCAATCTTTCGGATACCACTCAGCAATTAGGATCAGGAACTTTCATTACGGGTGTGATGTATGAGGGCAGTGGTTCTTTTGTTACAAGCCTTAATGGTGACGATGAAACAGAAAACGAGGGTTGTTTCCAAATTGTAGAGGCAGATGTTAGTGACGAGGATACGATTCAATTACGTTGTGTGGGCGAAGAAACTTCCGGTACCGTTTTCTCAGCCTATACCAGTATTCCGACAATCACAGTGAATAAACCTGCCGGCGGTGCCCCGGATATTTTATTTCAAAGGAAACGAACCAACATTTTATTGAGGATGTGAAATTATGAGCGATTCCAGAGGTGTTTACGTGATCGAAAACGGCGGGGTCATCATAGCGACCGCCATCACCATTATCCAATTAAAAGCCGGGCCCAACATGGGCCTCGAACTCATTAGGGCGAAAGTTTCGCAGGGGATCGACGAGACGTCCGCCATGGAAGTGGTCCAACTCCTGCGAAAGTCTGCGGCGGCGACCGTCACCTCCCGAACCGCGTTGAAATTAAACCCGGGTGATCCGGTGGCCGATGCGGTGGGCGGTACGGCGGCAACCGGCATCACCGGCACGGCGGAAGGGACAGACGGCGATGTCCTGGTACAGGAAGGCTTCAATACCCTTTCCGGATGGGAGTGGGTCCCCACACCCTCTGAAAGGATATTCGTCAAGGTAGCGGGCATCATCGCCCTTAAATTCCCGACGGCGCCAGCCAGCAAAACCTGGCACGCCGCCTTTTACTTTAAGGAAATCGGATGAGCGAGTTTGTTTACAGGCCGCCGGCGGATTTCAGGGCTCGAAAAGAACTGAACCCGGTGTTCCTGGCGCCGTTGAATTTTCCGCTCACCGCCGACCCCGGGGTCTACACCCTGTCCGGTGTGCCGGCCGGGCTGCTTGGCCAGTTTGTGGCCACGGCGGATGGTGGGGCCTATGTCCTCACCGGCCA